GTTACCGGCGTAGAGGCCAGCGGATTTGTTGGTCAGGTATCGGTAGAGGGCGCGTCGGCAGTCGTCGTTACTGGGGTAGAGGCTAGCGGATTTGTTGGTCAGGTAGCGGTTGAGCTGGTGACCTCCGTTCCCATTACTGGGGTAGAGGCTAGCGGATTTGTTGGTCAGGTAGCGGTTGAGGGTGCAGCGGCAGTCGTCGTTACTGGGGTAGAGGCTAGCGGATTTGTTGGTCAGGTAGCGGTAGAGGGTGCATCGGCAATCGCCGTTACTGGGGTAGAGGCTAGCGGATTTGTTGGTCAGGTAGCGGTAGAGGGCGCGTCGGCAGTTGCCGTTACCGGCGTAGAGGCCAGCGGATTTGTTGGTCAGGTAGCGGTAGAGGGCGCGTCTGCCGTCGCTGTTACCGGTGTAGCGGCCAGTGCCCTTGTCGGCCAAGTAACGGTGGACACCGCAGGCTCTGTTGACGTTTTTGTTACCGGGGTGCAGGCCAACGCATTTGTTGGCCAAGTGACGGTTGAGGGTGCGGCAGTCGCCGACGTTACTGGTGTAGAGGCGGCAGCAGCCGTTGGCCAGGTAACGGTTGACTTGGCAACAGACGTCGCTGTTACTGGTGTTGAGGCAGCAGCAGCTGTCGGCCAGGCGGCCGTACAAGCAGCAGCAGCCGTGGCCGTTACAGGAGCGTCGGCAGCAGCTCTCGTTGGTTCAGTAGCAGTGGCAGGAAGCGCAAGCACCGCCGTCACTGGAGTTGAGGCAGCCGCCGCCGTTGGCCAAGTAACGGTAGATGCTGCTGCTGTAGTAACCGTCACGGGCGTACAGGCTACAGGCGCTGTTGGCCAAGTAGTAACACAAGGCACCGCATCTGTGGCCCTCACGGGCGTGCAGGCGACAGGCGCCGTAGGACAAATTGTTTTTGTAAGTGTGGCAGTTCAAGTGATTGGGGTACAGGCAACGGGGCTGGTTTCAAGTGCACTTGTTTGGGGAGCTATCGACGACAACAACACTGTTACATGGGGCCCTGTAAACGACAACAACACTGTTACATGGGGCCCTGTAAACGACACTAACGCCGTTGTATGGGCTACAATTCCCACATAAGGACGCATTATGGCAAGCACCTTCTCAGACCTGAAGTTTGAGCTCATTGGCACTGGAGACCAGGCAGGCAATTGGGGGCAAACTACCAATGACAACATTGGCACGGCCATTGAACAGGCCATCACAGGCCTTGGCAATCCTGTCTTCACGACAGATGCAGACCTGACGATCGGGCTTACTGACACTGTTGCGCTTCAGACAGCGCGGGCCTTGGTCCTTAACGTTACATCCACAGGCAGTTTAACCGCGACACGTGAGCTGATTGTCCCGACAATTGAGAAACAGTACATTGTTCAGAACAACACAACAGGCGCTCAAAGCATTACGGTAAAGACGGCTGCAGGAACGGGCATCACGGTCCCTAACGGCAGCAAGATGCACCTGTACGTGGACGGGGTAAACGTCGTGCAGGCGGTGTCGTACTTTAATGCTCCAACAATCACCAACCTTGTTTTTGACGGCGACTACACCGAAGAGGTGTTTACCATTACCGATGGTGCATCGGTTGATCTTGATCCGTCCAACGGCACCGTGCAAGTGTGGACATTGGGGGCTAATCGCAGCCCTACAGCCACGGGCTTTGCTTCGGGTCAGTCCATGACCTTGCTAATTGACGACGGCGCAGCTTACGCAATCACCTGGCCAAGTGTGTCATGGAAGACTAATGCCGGGGTAGCGCCCACGCTAAACACAGCAAGTGTGACTGTTATTCAGCTGTGGAAAGTCAGCACCGTCCTGTACGGCGCTCGAGTGGGGGACGCCTAATGCTTGCCACAAAGGTTAGGGCGTCCACTGCGGGGGGCCCCGGGCCCTCCCCTGCCCCAAAGGCGTTGGTAGTAGCTAACGCTGTGTTCCCTTATATCACGGCCTACTCTTGGGGCTCAAGTGGGTTTCTTGGAACGTACTCAATTCCTGCAACGCCTCCAACGGGCACTGGTCGCGGGGTAGCGTTCAGCCCTGATGAAGCAAACATTGCGGTGGCCCACACCACAACTCCTTACATAACCGCTTATCCATGGTCAGGCTCTGGTTTTGGCACGAAGTATGCCAATCCTGCAACGCTTCCAGCAGGCAATGGCAACGGGGTAGCGTTCAGCTCTGATGGAGCAAACATTGCGGTGGTCCACAGCATTACTCCTTTTATAGCCGCTTATCCATGGTCAGGCTCTGGTTTTGGCACGAAGTATGCCAATCCTGCAACGCTTCCCGCAAGTACTAGCAACGGTGTAGCGTTCAGCCCTGCGGGAGACGCTATTGCGGTGGCCCACCTCACAACCCCTTTTATAACCGCCTATCCATGGTCAGGCTCTGGTTTTGGCACGAAGTATGCCAATCCTGCAACGCTTCCCGCAAGTACTGGCAACGGGGTAGCGTTCAGCCCTGCGGGAGACGCTATTGCGGTGGCCCACAACGTTACTCCTTACATAACCGCTTATCCATGGTCAGGCTCTGGTTTTGGAACGAAGTATGCCAATCCTGCAACGCTTCCAGCAGGCATTGGCTTCGGGGTGGCGTTCAGCCCTGCGGGAGACGCTATTGCGGTGGGCCACAGCACTACTCCTTTTATAACCGCTTATCCATGGTCGGGCGCAGGTTTTGGAACGAAGTATGCTGATCCTGCAACGTTGCCAACAGGGCAAGGCAACGGTGTAGCTTTTAGTCCTGATGGAGCAAACATTGCGGTGGCCCACAGCACTACTCCTTTTATAACCGCCTATCCATGGTCGGGCTCAGGTTTTGGGACGAAGTATAATAATTCTTCAACACTTCCACCAAACACTGGCTTCAGCGCAAAGTGGAATACTGTAGGCGATGTAAAGTACCCGCAGTACCTAGCGGTGGCCCACTTCACAACTCCTTACATAACCGCTTATCCATGGTCGGGCGCAGGTTTTGGCACGAAGTATGCCGATCCTGCCACTCTTCCAACGGGCACTGGCACCGGGGTGGCGTTCAGCCCTGCGGGAGACGCTATTGCGGTTACGCACGGCGTCTCTCCTTTAATAACCGCCTATCCATGGTCAGGCTCTGGTTTTGGCACGAAGTATGCCAATCCTGCAACGCTTCCCACAAATACTGGCAACGGTGTAGCGTTCAGCCCTGCGGGAGACGCTATTGCGGTGGCCCACAACACTACTCCTTACATAACCGCTTATCCATGGTCAGGCTCTGGTTTTGGCACGAAGTATGCCAATCCTGCAACGCTTCCAGCAGGCAATGGCTTCGGGGTGGCGTTCAGCCCTGATGGAGCAAACATTGCGGTGGCCCACACCACAACTCCTTTTATAGCCGCTTATCCATGGTCAGGCTCTGGTTTTGGCACGAAGTATGCCGATCCTGCCACTCTTCCAACGGGCACTGGCAACGAGGTGGCGTTCAGCCCTGCGGGAGACGCTATTGCGGTGGCCCACAACGTTACTCCTTACATAACCGCTTATCCATGGTCAGGCTCTGGTTTTGGCACGAAGTATGCCGATCCTGCCACTCTTCCAACGGGCATTGGCAACGGTGTAGCTTTTAGTCCTGATGGAGCAAACATTGCGGTGGCCCACAACACTACTCCTTACATAACCGCTTATCCATGGTCAGGCTCAGGTTTTGGAACGAAGTATGCCAATCCTGCAACGCTTCCCACAATTACTGGCAACGGTGTAGCGTTCAGCCCTGCGGGAGACGCTATTGCGGTGGCCCACAACACTACTCCTTACATAACCGCTTATCCATGGTCAGGCTCTGGTTTTGGAACGAGGTATGCCAATGCTGCAGCATTGCCAACAGGCAATGGCAACGGTGTAGCTTTTACACAAATCATCTCTTAAAAGGAAAATTATGGAAAACACACCACACACCCGCGAAGAAATCTTGACTGCATCTTTGGAGGCTCGCATTCAAGAGGTCATGCACTATCAAATCAACATTGACAACTACACTATCGCACTAGAAGAAATTGGCAACCTACCGCCGGACGAGCGGGCCGAGCTATCCGCTTTCACTGAACAACTGCGCACGCTGCTATCTTCTGAAAAGTTGGAGCAGAAGAAGGCCCGGATTATGCTCAACGTTATCAAACGCCAAGTCGCATGAAACTGTGTGTCGCCACCCCAATGTACGGCGGCAACTGCACGGCGGGCTATGCCTCGTCGTTGCTTAACCTCTCCAAGTTAATTAAGTTTGAACACAACTTTATTGCCAACGAGAGTTTGGTTACCCGCGCTCGGAACATGCTCACGCATGCCTTTCTTGAATCAGACTGCACCCACATGCTTTTTATTGATGCAGATGTGGCCTTTGACGCACACGGTGTGGTGAAGATGCTGGAGAGCGATAAGAACCTGATTGGCGGCTTGTATGCCAAGAAGCACATCGACTGGCAGCGCGTGTTCAACATGGCAAAGCAAGTAGATTCTGCGCAACAATTGGCAGCCAATGTTTATGACTACTACGTTAGGGGAAACGTGCAAATGGGCACGCAGGAGTGCGTGGAGGTCGAAAGCGTCGCCACGGGACTGATGTTGATAAAGCGCGATGTTTTTGCCGCCCTAAAATCGAGCACCCCTGCCAGCAAGCTTGGTTCGGCTGTCCTTGGGCAAATTTCAGCCCAAACTCTCGTGCATCACTACTTTGACACAGGCTTGGATGCCAAGACTGGCGAGTTTTTGTCCGAGGACTATGCTTTTTGTCAGAAGTGGAAAAGAGCTGGAGGAAAGGTTTACGCTGCTCCTTGGATTAAAACAATCCACATTGGAACTCATAATTTTGGGTAAGGAATAAAAATGCACGCACTCATTGAAAACGGGGCTGTCAAGCAGTATCCATACAGCATTGAGCAGTTGAAAAAAGCCAATCCTGCTACCAGCTTTCCAAAAAATCCTAGCGACACGCTGCTGGCATCGTTTGGCGTGGAACGTGTGTTTTTTTCTACGCAGCCCAGCCTAACTGACACGCAGGTCCTAGAAGAAGGTAGCCCAGTGTTTAGCACAGAAGACCAGCGCTGGACCCAAGTTTGGACGGTGCGTGACATGACCCCCGAGGAGATTTCAAGTCGGGAAGAGGGCCAAGCTTCCTCTGTCCGTGGACAGCGCGACAGCTTGCTGGTTCAATCAGACTGGACGCAGGGCAAGGACATCCCCGATAATGTCAGCAGCGCGTGGGCCGTGTACCGCCAGTCTTTGCGCGACATTCCAGGGCAAGCAGGTTTTCCTTGGGACATTAACTGGCCCGCGCAACCGGAGTAATCATCATGGCAAGTACTTTTTCAGCACTCAAGTTTGAACTCATTGGCAGCGGCGAACAGTCCAACACCTGGGGCAACACAACCAATACCAACATCGGTACGGCTATTGAGCAGGCCATTACGGGCCTAAGCAATCCGGTGTTCACGACGGACGCTACGTTGACCCTGACACTCACAGACCTGCTTGGCCCTGCTCTGCAGGTCCCGCGAGCCTTGGTCCTAAATGTCACGTCCACAGGCAGCTTGACCGCGACACGTGACATGGTGGTTCCGACGATCGAAAAGCAATACCTGGTCCACAACAACACGTCTGGGGGCCAGAGCATTGTTGTAAAAACGGCCGCAGGCACTGGGATCACCGTGCCCAATGGTGCAGAGATGCACCTGTACGTGAACGGGGTGAACGTGATAGATGCGGTCACGCATTTCAGCTCACTGACCCTTGGTGCGGCGCTGCCTGTCACAAGCGGCGGCACGGGCGTCACCAACCCTTCCTTGGTCCAGGGCACGGGCATTACGGTCAGTGGCACATGGCCAAACCAAACCGTCAGCTCCTCCGTTACCGGGGACGTTGTAGGGCCTGCCTCCGCCACTGACAGCGCTTTGGTCGCATTCAACGGCACCACGGGCAAACTGATCAAGCAAGCGGCAACCGTTTCTGTTGCGCAGGGTGGCACAGGCCTTACATCTGCAACGGCATACGGGGTTGTTTTTGCAGGGACCACGAGCACCGGAGCTTTCCAGGCTTCTGCCGGACCAGGGACCGCGACCCACGTTCTGACCAGCAATGGTGCAGGCGCGTTGCCCACGTTCCAAGCACTTCCCGCCGCTTCGAACCTCACTGGAGCGGTGACTTCGGTGGGCACTGTCACCTCCCTTGGGTCCTTTAGTTCCGCCGACCTGGCCGGAGCCTTGACAGATGAGACCGGCACTGGGGCAAACGTTTTTGCCAACAGCCCAACCCTGGTTACACCCAACTTGGGAACGCCTTCCACCCTTGTCGGCACGAACATCACCGGCACGGCCTCTGGCCTGACAGCGGGCAATGTGACGACAAACGCCAACCTGACAGGCGCGGTCACTTCGACGGGCAACGCTACTTCCTTGGGCTCGTTCACATCCGCCAACTTGGCCGCAGCCTTGACCGACGAAACGGGTACTGGCGCGGCAGTCTTCGCAACCAGTCCTACTCTTGTCACACCTGCCCTGGGCACGCCTACTAGCGGCAACCTGAACAGCTGTACGGCAGACGGCACCAACAAGGTGGGTTACCGCAACGTCCCTCCATCAGGGGCCAAGACGTCAAGCTACACGCTGGTGGCGGCGGACGTCGGCAAGTTTGTTGAGCTGGGAACAGGGGGCAGTGTTGTGGTTCCAGCAGCTGTGTTTGCTGCGGGAGATGTCATCAGTATTTTCAACAACACCTCTGCAGCCATTTCCTGCACTTGTTCTGCTGTGACCGATGTCTACAAAGCCGGAACAGACGCTGACATCAGCAGCTTTAGCGTCACTACTCGCGGCGTGGCCACCGTCCTCTTCATTACCGCCACGCGCGCGGTCGTATCAGGGAATCTGGCATGAGCGGGACACTTAATATTCTTATTGCCAGCCTTGGTGGGCCCGCTCCCGTGGGGTTTTTAGCCGCTATCAGCAACTCCAACGGAAGCGACCTGACCAACTCCTCAATCGCCCTGAGAAACGACCAAATAAACTTAGCGCTTCAGTCCCGCTCGGCCCTGGACGAAAGCCAGCTTACAGTGCTAAGGCTTGACCCCGGGCTGTCGGCAATCACCTGGCAAACATCGCTCACAAATCCGCCTGACACTTTTGTTACCTCAAGGATCAGACTCGACTCTACTGGCAGTGCAGTTGTGGTGGGATCAGCCAATGTCTCTCCCAGTTCAACCCGCAATGCCTTTGTCGCAAAATTTAACAGCAGTGGCGCTATTCAATGGCAACGTCGAATAAACAACAACAGTGAGTTTTACGCCGTTGGAATAGATGCATCAGACAACCCTTATTGCGTGGGGGTTGGACGATTTGTTGCGTCAGATCGAGACGATATTTACGTTGTTAAATTTGACTCTTCTGGCGCTGTTACCTATCAGAGAACCATTGGAAGAACCGACACAAGCAGCATCAACGAGAGCGCTTTCGGAGTGGCTTTCTATGATGCAAACTTTGTTCTGGCTGCTCGGTACAAAGGTTTTTCAGTTCAGTTTCAAGCGGAGCTTTTTGTTGGCCTACAGTCTACGGGAGAAACTGTGGGTGCCACAAACAGCCGGGCCGCTAACGGGTCAAGCTGGCTGTTTAATATAGCAACTATTAACGGGGAAACAGCCTCAATTACTTATTTACTGATGTACGCGCCTGATACAGATGAGCAGATACTAAGAAGGGTAGTTTCTGGGTCTTTTGTGTACACACGGTCTTTTTATGCTACGGGCCTCATTCCATCTGACATGTGCATGAGCTCAGATGGCACACATGTCTATGTTTGCGGGACCCTGTCAGGCGCTCTTCAGCTCTCTAAGTTTGTTGCAACCACTGGAGCACTGGCATGGCAGAGAAGCCTTTCAGCCCCTACTGTAACAATCCAAGTACCCAGTATTACAGTGGACTCTCTTGACAATATACATGTCAACTTCACTGAAACAGTAACTGGGGCTCCCAAAAAGAGCATGGTTCTAAAAATGCCCGGAAGCGGGGCAGGTAGCGGTAATTCCGTGGTGATTGAGGGGAAAACCTACACGTACTCTACTACCACGTTTTTTAGCGGTGCCTCCAATGCATTTCTCACTGACTCAAATACCGACCCTAACGTTGCAGCCTCCCAGACCCTGGTAACTACAACCCTTGCCAGTGCTGTTCCTACATTGGCAATAACTGGCGGGAACCTGTAGTCATGAAAGACTGGTGCGTTGCCTTCGTTGCAGCGGCCAGTCTGGTGGCGTTGACAATCTGGACGGTTCGGGCCGTTTTTCTTGTTTTGAGGTGAAGTATGCTGGCAGAAATTGCCGCCGCCAATGCGGCCTTTGCAGTAATAAAAGGTGCTCTGGCAAACGGCAAGGAGCTGCACCAGCTCGG